GGAGCTACGCGACGCGCAGACCGAGATCATCCGGGCGCTGGATGGCGCGACCGGCCGCTCGCGGCTGATTCGCTTGCGGCACGCCGGCAAGGGGGTGCGATGAAGGCGGGCTTTCCGTCACTCGCGCGGCGCGGATTCGTGGTGCCGACGCGGCTGAAGGCGGCGGCATATGAGTCGGCGAGCACGACGGGCGCACGGGCGAAGTCGTGGCGTGCGTCGAGCGCGGGACCGAACGCGGCGGCGGCGCAAAACTTGCCGCTGCTGCGCTCGCGCGCTCGCGACGCGATTCGCAACGATCCGTGGGCGAAAACGGCGATTGCACGACTCGTATCGAACACGATCGGGAACGGTATTCAAGCGCACCCAAAGCATCCGAACGACGCGGTGCGAAAGATGCAAAAGCAACTTTGGGAGGATAGCTGCGAGGAGATCGACGCGGACGAACTGTTCGACATGGCGGGTGTGCAGACGCTTGCCGCACGGGCTTTTTTCAGTGACGGCGAGGTATTGGTTCGTCGCCAGTTCCGCAGTCCTAGCGAAGGGTTAGCGGTCCCCATGCAGATCCGGCTTCTCGAAGGCGATCTGCTGCCGATGGAGAAGAACGAGGTCGTGCCCGGCGGGGGCGAGATCGTGAACGGCGTCGAGTTCAATGCGGACGGTCGACGCGTTGCGTATCACCTGCTGCAGCGTCATCCCGGCGAGTACGGGCGTGCGTCGACGGCAAACATGCAGACCGTTCGCGTGCCGGCCGACGAGATCGCGCACGTTTTCCTCGCGCTGCGGCCCGGCCAGGTGCGTGGTGTTCCCGAGCTGTCGACCGTCCTGCTGCGGCTCAAGTCGCTGGACAACTTCGACGACGCGGTGCTGTTCCGGCAGGAGGTCAGCAACCTCTTTGCCGGATTCATCACAAAGCCGCCCGCCGAGCCGGGCGTCATGAGCGATCCGGTGACCGGCGGCGAAATGCAGTACGACGTTGACGGTTTCTCGCCGATCGTATCGCTCGAACCGGGAAGCATGCAGGAGCTGGCCCCCGGCGAGGACGTCAAGTTTGCGGAGCCGCCGGGCGCGGGGACCGACTACGGCCCCTTCATGCGTCAGCAACTGATGGCTGCTGCGGCGTCGGTCGGCATGCCGTACGAAGTCCTGACGGGCGATCTGCGCGACGTGAGCGATCGCGTGCTGCGGGTGATCTTGAACGAGTTCCGGCGGTCGATCGAGCAGTTCCAGTGGAACGTGTTCATTCACCAGTTTTGCCGGAAGGTCTGGCGCTGGTGGGTCGATGCCTGCGCACTATCAGGCGCGATGCCGATGGCGGATTACTACCGACGCCGTCGCGACTATCTGCGGGTGCGGTGGGTGCCGCAGGGCTGGCCGTATATCCATCCGGTGCAGGACGTGACGGCGAAGCGGATGGAGATCCGGTCCGGGCTCGCGAGCCGGACAGGTGCGGTGCTCTCGCGTGGTGACGATCCGGAGCAGGTCGATCAGGAGAACGCGGACGATCTCGCGCGCGAGCGCCGGCTCGGAATTCGATACGACACGCTCGATCCGGTCGACGGGACGGGCGATCTTTCTAATGGGGATGGCGAATGAAAGGGAAGAAGCGGTGGTGGGACATCCGCGCGCAAGCGAACGCGGCCGGTGAGCAGGTCGCCGAGATCAGAATCTACGGCGACATCGGCTTTTGGGGCACGGACGCAGAAGAGTTTGCGTCGATGCTGGAAGAGGTCGCTGCGACGGCGACGTCGATTGTGGTGGCCATCAATTCGATGGGTGGCGATGTATTCGATGCGTTCACGATCTACAACGCACTGCGTCGGCACGCTGGCAAGGTGGCGGGTCGTGTCGACGGTGTCGCTGCGTCGGCCGGATCGCTTGTCTTGATGGCATGCGACACGATCGAGATGCCGTCGAACGCGATGCTGATGATTCACAACCCGCATACGGTCGCGATCGGCGAGTCTACCGACCTGCGCAGGCTTGCGGACCTCCTGGACAGTACGTCCGACAACATGCTGGCGGCATACGTGGAGCGAAGCGGCCGGACCGAGGAGGAGGTCCGCACGATCATGGATGCCGAAACTTGGCTGACGGCGGCGCAAGCTAAGGAGCAAGGGTTTTGCGACACGATCGCCGAGCCGATCCGCATCGCCGCGTATGCGGGTGCAGCCCGACACGTCGCGCGCTTCTCGGCCGTGCCGGACCCGATTCGCGCGCTGCTCGCCGATGACATCGAGTCGCCGCCTGTTCCTGCGCCGCAGCCGAAGGCGAAGCCTGCGCCACAGGCCGGGCCAGATGTGGCGGCGCTGGCTTCACATGTGTATGCGGCGTGCCGCGACGCGCGCATCGAGCACTGCGCCGAAGGCATCGTACTGGCGACTGGTCTGCGCGATCGCGCGACAGTCGATGCCGCGATCCGAAACGCACAGGACATCGCCGGTATCTGTCTGGCTGCGAGCCTGACCGAGCTGACGGCCGGCTTTGTTGCCGACGGCCTGACGCCGGATCAGGTGCGCGCGCGGCTGTTCGAGCGTGTCACGGCCTCGCAGAAGCCGATCAACCATCGCGCTGCCCCGGTTGCGTCGCAAGACGCGCCCGTGGTCGCGAATGCGCCGCGTGCGGCGTCCATCTACGCGGCTCGCAAGAGCGGCAAGTAACTTTGACGTAACCCGAGGAGGGGAACACTCATGTCGAACGTGAAGCAACAAGGCGTGCTGCCGGCCGAATTTCTCGTGTCGGAGGGTAACGGGCAGATCTCGCGCGAGCGGATCGTCGTGAAGGCAGGCGCGGCACTGCCGGCCGGGCAGGTGCTCGGCGTGACAAGCACGGGTGAATATGCGCCGTACGACAACGCGGCAAACGATGGTTCGGAAGTCGCGGCGGCAGTGCTCTACGCGGCGCTGGCTGAGTCAGATGCACCGCGCCCGGCGACCGGCATCGTGCGGCTCGCCGAGGTTGCGGGCGGCCTGCTGACAGGGCTGGATGTTGCCGGTCGCGGAGATCTCGCCGAGCGACACGTAATCGTCCGCTGACCGTAGTAGATGCCAGTCAAGGCCACGCAATGCGCGTGGCCTTTTTTGTATCCATTTCATGTTGGAGGTTGTATGGCGGATATCGCCCTGTTTCAAGACGACGCATTCTCACTGTCGTCCCTGAGTGCTGCGATCAACGAGCAGCCGTATGTTCCCGGCCGGATCGGTACGCTCGGCCTGTTCGAAGAGGACGGCATCACCACGACGACGGTACAGATCGAGCGCGACGGCGACACGCTGTCGCTCGTCGCGTCTGGCCAGCGCGGTGCACCGGCCGCTGTTGTCGCGGGCAGCAAGCGCAACATGATCCCGTTCAATACGGTGCATCTGCCGCAGCGTGCGGTGATCATGGCCGACGAGATCGCGAACCTGCGCGCGTTCGGCTCCGAAACGGAGCTGGAGGCGCTCCAGACCGTCGTGAATCGGCGACTCGCGAAGATGCGTCGGCAGCTCGACGCGACGCACGAATTCCACCGCATTGGCGCAATCAAGGGCGCAGTGCTCGACGCGGACGGCAAGACGGTGCTGATCGATCTGCTGAAGTACTTCGGTATCGACCAGACGGTCATTGCGTTCGAGCTGTCGACCGCGACCACCGAGATTCGTCAGAAGTGCGTTGAGGTGCAGGACGCGATCGAAGATGCGCTCGGTGCGATGACGTACACGGGCGTGCGCGTGCTCTGCGGGCGCGAGTTCTGGAACAAGCTGATCGTCGCGAAGTCGGTGAAGGAAACGTATCTCGCGTCCGTGATGGCCGCGCAGCTGCGTGGCGATGCGCGGGACGCGTTCGACTTCGGTGGCTGCACGTTCGAGCGTTATCGTGGCCGCGTCGGCGATGTCGGGTATGTCGCGGACGACGAGGCGCATGCGGTGCCGGAGGGCGTGTCCGATCTGTTCATCACGCGTTTCGCGCCGGCCGACTACGTCGAGGCGGTGAACACGACCGGGATTCCGTACTACGCGAAGCAGGAACTGATGCCCTTCGGCAAGGGCGTCGAGATCGAGGCACAGTCGAACCCGATCCACCTGTGCACGCGCCCGAAGGCGCTCATCAAGCTGAAGGCGTGACATGGCGTTCCGGGATCTGATCTCGGACGTCGACGCTGCCGTGCTGCGCGACCTGGGCGACGCAGATGTCACGATCGACGGCCGACCGGTCGAGGGGATGTTTGCGTCTCCTTGGCTCGGCCCCGATCTCGGCAGCCAACGCACGCAACTGGTTGCACCGGTGTTCCATGTGCGTGATCGCGATGCTGCTGCGGTCCGGCAGGGCAGCATCTTGATCGCGAATGGCGAGCGCTACCGCGTGCTCGAAGCGCATCCGGACGGCACCGGCTGGACCGTTCTCATTCTCCAGTAGGCGATATGGACGACCTGAAGATCGAAATCGACATCAAGGAGGCGACGACCGTGCTGCAAGGGTTGTCGCCGACTGCGATGCAGGCAGCGTGGCGACGAACGTTGCGCAAAACGGCGGGGTGGATCAAGAGCCAGACGGCGAAAGAGGTCGGGGCCGCGACGAAGATCCCGCAGAAGGCCATCCGTCGCCGCCTCTACTTCTTTCTTCGCTCGGCTGACACCGGCAAGGTGTGGCTCGGCCTGAACCCGATCGAGGCGCATCGCCTTGGCAATGCGACGAAGACGCGCAAGGGGATGCGGGTGGGCCGCCAGTCTTTCGAGGGCGCGTGGCGACAGGCGAATCGGAAGCCGGACGGACCGATATACGAGCGCGTCGGCAA